GAAGTCCATATCTAATGTACAACTAGAAGTGAATGCTTTCATAACTTCAGCACCTGCATTTAATACGAGTGTATTAGCAGGAATCTCAAGCACCTGAAAGATATCACCATCGGAAAAACTATTTCCCTTTGCCACTAAAGCATCTATATCTAAGTATGCTTCAATGTTTCTCATAACATTAGAGTGTCCTTTTATTGAAGGTAAAACTGCAATAGAGTTACTTTCAATACCAGTAGTATCTTTTGAAGTTAAGTCAAAAGTTGCCATTTAAACCTCCCTTATGCTACGTTGTACTTAGCAGTTGCGATTGCTTCAGG